GGTCTCCTTTCCAATTTTTGGGAAGGTCCAGCATGTCGATATCGTCATCTGGAGGGACTATGAGTAGGGGTAGATTGGTTTGACCCCGAAGGAAGATAGGATAAAGGCTGGACGAATCCACCGCAGAACCATCCAAAGGCACCAATAGGCGCTTAGGACCAAATAAGAGGTGAAAGTACTTCTTATATGGGGCAATGCGGGGGTCAGCCTCTACCAATTCTTCATAGAATGTCTGAGTCAACCACTGCGGATGATAATCAGTCGCAGCGGTGGCATCCTGGGAATACCAGGGGCCGGGGGCGTGGGCTAAGTCCACGTCTCGATGGCCACCTAAAGATTCAGACACGCGAGGATCGCGGATCATGACGTGATCAGCAACCCTTCGCAAGACCTGTTGTACAAGGTTTGCAGCTGTAAGTGTACAAGTTGGAAACCGAGTTTTAAGGCCTTTCTCTTCTGCCACTATGGGTAGAATGGGGAGGACCTCCAATTGGTCAAGCACCCAGAAAGTGCCTCTTCGGAGCAGAGTTTGGTAATCCAAACCCGCCTGAGGTAGAGATTCTACATATTCTAGGGTCAAAGACCGTAGAAACTCAGGCGAGGGGACAGTATAGTCTCCGCATGGGGAAGCACTCAGGTCAATTCCTGTTACTACCCCTTCCTTTGAGGCATCTCGCTTAGCGATAGCCAGACCTATGGCAATGAGTAGGCGTACGCCTTCCTCATGGCCTCCCATGGCTCTGGGAAAACCCAGGGCAGCGTGGGAGGACGGAGCTGTAAACAACTCCGCCTCTCCCTTCCTAAACTGCTGGATATAAGTCCTACAGAAGGATCGCCACCCGAGGTCTTCCTCAGGCGGGTTAGAAGTCAACCTCCCCACCAAGTCCTTAAGGCCCGTTGGTTGAGGGTGCGGGGGCAATGCTCGCGCACAATAGGAAAACTCTAATCCTTGCCATTTATAATCGAATCGGGAGAAACTCTTCTTCCCAATACTGGCACCAAAGTACCACTTCCGTGAATCTGCCGCCCATCTTTTTAGTTGGGTAGCAGCCAATAACGGATCGATTATAACTTGGAGTTTCCATCGTAAGATAGTTCTCCATCTTAGGGAAGACAGGTGGAAATGTCCATTTCGGCGCAGAGATTCTGTCCGAATAACCTGTAACCCCCCTAGGAGCGCGTCCCAAGTAGCGCGCAAGAATTGCAGAATCCTTAGCCGCGAAAAGAATCTTTTCGCGAGTTTCTCGCGTATGCACCATTGGTCATACTCGGCTTCGGAATACTCTGCTTTCTTTGGGTCCTTAAGGATAGCCATTGCTGCCTTAAGGAGATCCTCCGTATGCAAAGCATAATTCTGCGGAATCGATAGATCAAAATTTGATCTAAAGTGAACCAGGATAAGAGGGTCCCCTGACCCAACCAAACTTTCTCCAGTCCAAGTAAGTATACGGCAATTTGCAATATACTCTATAGGCTGTCGAAATAAAGGACTTAACTGCAAACCACCAGGTCGGCAGAGTCCCCTATGAGACCTATAATAGGGCTCAGGAAGGTCGGGCCAAGGTTTCACCCTGGCTCGTTCTTTTACCACTCCAGCCAAATTGCCTGGAGTAGCAGAAACAGATCGGTTTTTAGCCCGTTTCTGTTTCCTTGTCAATTTATTGACATTGGCCTCTTTTTCAGGAGGCAGCACTCTATTATTGGAGTGCATTCTCTTATCCTTATTTGGATGAGAC